ATATACAGTAATTTACTTTCAAGGATTGGATGGGGTTACCCCTACAACTTACCCTTACATGTTATATTAATAATATAAAATTAATATTTATTTTTAATATTTAAAACACTTTGTCTTTCCTTTGCTTCTTTACTTGATTTCCTATTATGACATGAAGTGCATAGTGTTTGAAAGTTTTTTTCATTCCATTCTGCACCACCTTGTGAAATAGGAATGATGTGGTCAACTACCTTACCTTCTTTTATCAGACCTTTTTCTTTGCAAAATTTACACAGTGGATAACCCCCTATATAGTTTTTTCTAACTGCTCTCCATCTTCTGCTATTATAAAAGGTTGAATCAGTCCATGCTTTTGATTTAACTTTGGTAATCCATTTCTTCTTCTTTGGTTCAGGAAAATAAGGCATGACTAATCTATGTTAATTAAATTATAATAATCTATGTCAAGTTCTTTAATAGTTTCTAAGTTATCAAAGTAATCTAGTAGAGTAACCCTGTCAGATGTTTCCCATATTGAATGACATCCCTTTCTATTTCCCATTGACAAACAATGATAAGTAATATTCTTTTTGTTTGTTATTAAATCTTTTCTTCTGCTTCTTGGAATCAAATGTGAATGTGATAATGGAACATCATATCTTCCACAACCTGTGCATTTGTGTTCCCTCTCTAAAGCTATTTCATCATAAGCCTTATTTAGTTTCCTAAGTTCTTTGCTTCTTCTTTTACTTATAACTTTCATCAGATATGTTGTTCATTTCAACAATCATCCATTCAAGCAATTGTGAATTAGTAACCTTTGAACCTAATAATGTTTCAAACCTTTTCTTTGTTTTCTTCCAGTTATTATAAACACTTTTAGGTAATTTAATTTTTAATGTTTCGCTGAACTCTCTATCAATTACATTTTCATTTGCCATTAACAATAGTTCATCAGAATCTATTTCATATTTATTTCCCATTTCTTTCATTTCTCATTATAGAAGGCAAACCATTATATTTTTCTTCATCTACCTGCTTCATATATATTCCACATTTACACAGTGCTTCTTTAACTTCTAATTCATTATTAACAAAAAATAAAGTTGTCTTTAATAAGTGTTTTTCAACATTGCATTTTTTACATTTGTATATCATCTACCTTGACCTATATATTTTTTTTTATATCCATTTTGATTCTTTGAAGCATTCTTTGAGTGAACACCTTTTCTTTTTTTTCTTTTATTTGGTGAATATTTAAAACCTGACTTCTTCATAATAAAACACAAAGGGGATTAAAAAAACCCCCTCTGCTAACAAAAAACCTTTAAGAATAAAATGTCTGAAACAACTTATGAAAGTAAAATTCCAAACATTATTCAATAATAATAATAATTTATTTACCAATCAATAGACTTTTAAAAATTTTCCAAAAAGATTTTTTTCTTTTTTTATTGTTATTTTTAAGGGTTGATGTTTCCCTTTGTTCTTTTAAATAATCTATATAATTTTTATTTATTTTCTTTTTATCCATTTTATTTTTCCATCATAACTATTTACTTTTTTTTCATATCCACAATTATCAATCAAATGTTTTTCAAACTCTCTTACTTTTTGAATATCATCTTTGATTCTGTTTAGATAATATGAATCATAAAAATCAGGCATTTCATTTTTCTTTTTATTGAAACTATTATTTTTCCACCTGACTAGTCTTTTTTTAATATCAAACACCTTCTCTTTTTCAAATCTTAATAACTCACTATTTAAATTACTTTCACACCAATAATCACAAAAGGAAGGAATAATATCTTTAAATTCATCATTATATTCTTGGACTTTATTTATAAAGTCATTTTCTTTTTCTTTTTTATTTTTCTTTTTCTTTTTCTTTTTCTTATTTATATCGTTTGTATAGTCTATTGATACAGTATCAATACCATTTAATAAATCAATTAATTTAGGATTTTTAACTTTTTCCAATTCATCTTCAATGCATTTGATAACCTTTGGTGATTTACTTGAATTATATTTTAAAAAGTTAAGTAATAATATTTCATTTGTTTCAGGTGAATAAACTATCTTTTTAAGTTTTTCAAAGAAGTCTAATAGATTCAAAATAGTATCTTTATTATATCCAGTTTGATATGCAATTTGCCTTAATGATATTTCATAAATGCCACATTGCTTGACTTTGTCATTTGTCATTAGATATAAATAAAAATACTTTTGTTCAGGTGTTAAATCTAAGATTAAAGGGTCATTCCAAAAGGTGGTGTGAACATGTCTATATTTTGCCATTTTTTATTCTGTTTTTGTTTTTTGTTATTTGTAAGGTTGTTAATTCATATAATAATTTTTGTTGACTGTAAACCAGTTTTTTTAAATTCACATACTTAATTATAATATGAACCATGAAAACTAATAAGGTTGATAATAATATTGATATAATAATCATAAACCATATCATTTGACTATTAAAAATATCTTGTGTTTCTATATTAAAAAGGTAAATCATCTTCAGGTTGTTTAGGTTCATTATATTCAACATTTTCACTTGATGTATAACTAACATCTGATTCTGTTTTATAATCTTTTACATCAACCTTTATTGCATTGAAATTATGAATTATTTTATCATTCCATTGTTTTCCATTTATAAAGAATTTTACATCCACCCAATCATTTTCATTTACATTAATAAAATCTAATCTTTTTTGAGGTATTGTGAATTCAATAAAGTTTTCATATTTATCATGTAATTTCACAATGAAGTTTTGTTTTCTATATTCTCCATTTTTTGTTTTGATGATTTGAATTGGTTTAACTTTTACAACCTTTCCAGTAATATTTATATCATGCATAGTTTTTAAATTTTTTGTTTATGTTTCTGTTTTTTATTTTTTCCCTTTCAAGCATGTGTTGCAGCTTGGTATTTTCATTTAATATTTTTTCTAATCTTTTTTCAAGTTCTAAATCATAATTAGTTTTCAAAATCATTTCTTCAACATCACTGCTGAATGTATCATCTTTGTGTTTAAGATACTGTGATAATGTGTTGTCATATAACTTAGTATAATGATTAATGTCTTGATACTGATTGCTGTGGTCCTCTAAATAATGAAGAACTGTTGCAGGTTCTTTTGACATTGCATCACTTATTTCATCAATAGGTTTTTTCAATTCATAATGCAAAATAGATGCAATGACAATTCTGCAATCCAACACATTTAATTTTGCACTTAATGAATAAAACTTTTTTTTGTTTATATTATTGAAATAGCAAACTATATCAATAAGTCTTTTTAGATTAATTCCTTCCATAATGGTCCATGTAAAAAATGATAATATTTTTCTGAGTTATATTCAAAGAATCCAATTACCTTGAAATCCTTTTCATTTATGTGTAAATCCTCAACAAAATCTTCAACCTCTTTTCTTGTTCCTTCAAAAATCATATTTCTATAACCTTTTTCCTCATAGTATTGTTCAAAATATCCTTTACAAGCAATGCACCATCTAGTGCTTTCATTTGGTGGTGAATCTTTTATTTCAATTCCATACTTCTTTTTATTTACTTTAATTTTCATCTTTATAAATTGAATTGTTAATTATAGTATTATATTTTTCAAGTATTTTATTATATGGTTCTTTTACCTTTTCATGTAATACTAACCCCCTAAATTCATCATAGTTATTTACATATATAGCACTTTCACCATATATTTCTTTTAGTTCATTAATTGCTAATTTTCTAGACAATTCTTTGATATTTATTTTTTCTATTTTTTTCATAATTGTTTTTTAAATTCTTCTGACTCATCTTCACCAAAAACACCTAATTCATAAAATCCAGTTAATTTTAAAACTGCTCTTGACATTGCTCGTTTTTCTGCCATAGCTACTGGATATTTATTTGATGTATTTAGTGGGGATGATTCTCCAAAGGTTTCTATATAATTTTCATCTTTTTTTGCAACTGCTTTTATAACACAATATTCATGCTTTTCATTTAAAGATTCTATATTGTATGCAATTTCAATTCTTTCAACACCTTGTATTTTATCAATTCCAGACCTTCTAATGATAGTAAAGCCAAGTGGTGATGTAAATACATCATTCGGTGTTAAATTATACTTTAAATAAAGTTTTTTAAGTTTTTCATTTTTGCTCATATGAATAAATTTTTTCTAAAATTTGGAACACTGTCTGCATTTATCAAACCTTTTGATTTGATTTTTAAGTTGGTAACAATATCACCCCTTTTTCCATTTTCAATTAAATATTTCCAGTTTTTGAAATTCCTAAATCTTGAATCAATGCAAGTTTTATAGGACCTTTCACCATCATTAAAGAATATATAATATAATGTTCCACCTGAATAAGAATTTGGAACAGTGGTTATTTTTTTAAATTCAAATTGTTTCATTGTTTAATATTTTAAAGGTTCATCATTTTGTAAGATTCTTTTTTGTGCTAATAACACATAATAAAGTTCATGTAGTTGTTTAATAGTTAGTCCATATAATTCAATTCTTGACATATTGAAAGTGTCTAATTCTAAACCAAGAATATTATCTACAAACCATTTTTTTATATCTGACATATTTTAGTTTTTTGTTTACACAAAATTGAACATTGTCAATTATATTACAAAAAAAATTATATCTAACTTATTAACATTCAATAGTTAATAAGCTGTTAATTAATTGTTAATATAAAAAAAAAGAGGGTTGAAAACAACCCCCCTTTTTTTATTGTGTTTAGTGAACTTTAAATTCTTCTTCTAAATCTCTTACTAATGTTGATAAATATTTAATCCTTACAGGATTACTGTAACTTCTCGTAAGTTCATGCAATTCCTTTCTTATACTTTTTATTAAAATAATTGCTGATTCTTGTTCTATTGTTTTCATTTTCTCTTTTAGTTTTTTGTTAATATTATTTAAATTGACTGCATGGGTGCATTGAATCAGTTGTAAATGACAATTTACTACCATCTTCAAATATAATTCCTATACTATGTTTTTTACTTTGTCTCAACCAATCTTCTAATTCTGAAAATGTAGTTTCTTTTATTCCAAACATTCTTTGAGTTCTCTTATAACCTAAACAAGTTGCCTCAAACAATATTAATTTTGCTTTTCCGCTTGTATATGATTTGTATAATTTTTTCATTTCTCTTTTTGTTTTTTGTTTTTAATTAAGCAAACAACTTTAATTGCTTATTACATTTTTAAGTTGTATACACAAATATAATACTTTTTAGCTTACTAGCAAACTTTAAAGCAAAAAAAAACATATTTTTTTCTCCTACCTCTGTTAATTAATGAACCACACCATCCCATTTTCCACCTTTTTTCAGTATCATAGGAAGTAATTTAGGTTGACCATTGATGATGATTCCACATCCAAGAATAACCCTTTGACTGTTAACTTTATTATATGCAAATGCTAAACTTTTATCATCTATCAAGCATCCTACCATCATTGACCAATTCAAACTAAGTGGTGAAGAAGTATATCCAATTTCATAATTTGTATGATAATGACCTTGCAGAACACACATTCCCATTTCTTTTGCTAACATTAAACCATTCTTTTTAAGTCCATGTGTCATAAATAGCCACTGACCATTTATCATTTTATATTTGTAGTCAATATGCCATTTCCAACCTTTTCCAACTTCTAATATCTCATTATAACTTTTAAGCATATGTCTAGGAATCCCATGTGCCTTGCCTCTACGATATACCATAGAACCATGATTAGAATGAACTAAATCCATTTCAGGAAATAGTGTATAAAGTTTCTTTATTACCTTCCTTGCTTTTACCAATTCAGCATAAGCATTGTCAAGTTCTGCATCTGTATCATGAAAAGATAATGCATGATAATCTACTTCATCACCTACATTTAAAATTTTTGTTGGTTTGTATTTTTTTTTGATTGCCCTTAGAAATGAAATTGCTTGTGGATGTTGGTAAGGTGCATGAAGGTCAGAAATACACAAAATGATTTCTCCCTTCATATTATTTCTTTTTTATTTTTTCAATGGACCTTCCTGCAAAATATGCAGAATAAACACAAAGTAATAAGGTTTGATAAATTGGAACATAAGCAGGTGCAATTTCAAATCCACCTAAATTTCCATCAAATACTGATATTATAACAAAAACAAAAGTCAAAAATATAAGTGTTAAAGGTCTAATGTTAGAAGGAAGCCAACCTGCTTTTGCATCTGCTTCCCATCTTTTTGTAACTTCTTGTGATGCTTTATTTTCATAATCTAAAACTAATTCTTTTAAAAGTCTTTTTGCTTCTGCTTTTTCTTCTTTTGTGGTTGTGAGGTTATCTAAAACTGAACCAACAGATTCAATTAATTTATCACCACCACCAAATAATTTTTTAATCATAATGAAATATCTTTTTTTATTATTTTATAATAAGTCTTTCCATTATCCTTAAATGCTTCAAGTATTTGTTTTTTTACATTTTTCCTGCTGTGCGAAATATGAATCCAAGCAGGTGAACCATGTGGAAATCTGTCACCAAATTCCCAAATCATTTGCTTAAAGGGTAAATCTAAATCTAAAATTGTATTAAATAATATATCATTTTTAACTTCATTATCATATATTAATTGAATGTCTGCTGCAAATCCATGCATATGGTCACTGATTCTTTTAGAACCATTGTTGATGACTTGATTTAATTCTGAACTTCTATATCCTGAAGTAATCTTAATAGGTTTTCCAATTGCATTTCTTAATGGTTGCAAAACATCTTTGCACAAAAAATAAAGATTTTCAATTATTTTTTTATCTGCTCTGTTTGGAATTTGTAACCTTGTAGCTGTTGCAGAAAATTCCATTTCTTGCAAAGTAAAATTTTTTGTCAATAACATTATTTAAATTTATCTAGGATTATACTATCTATTTTTATTTGCACATCTTTTTTTGCTAATAATAATTCAAACATCAAATTCCCTTCCCATCTGCAAACTTCTTTTCTATTGTTAAATAATATTATTGTGGGCAATACTTTAATCCCAAATTCATCTGCTAATTTTTTATTAGCAATAATACAGGACCGATATATGCCACACTTTTTCAATTCACCTAATTTTTGCCACTTGTTTTTGTCATTAAATTCTGCCCAAAATTCAATTACAAATGGTTGGTTTGAATTGTTTATTTTATTAAAATCTTTGCTATATATAAAGTCCTGACTGTAACAAGGGATGCAAAGCACCCACAATAATATATTTATTAAGTATCTCATTTCAGTTCATATACTCTTTCCTCAATTTTTTCCATCTGCGTTTCTATTTTATCTAGTTTTTCTGCATTATTCATGACAGTATTTGATATTAAATCAATTTTAAGTTGAAATTCTGTTGCTGTGATTTCAGGTTCAGGGATTTCCACCACTGGCAAAATCTTTGCTTGTTCAATTTCCATACTTAAACTATAATACATCCCAATGAATCCTGCTACAATTCCAATAATAGTTGCAAGGGTCTTGAATGAGAGTTGAACTTTTGTATTTTCTGATACTTCTTTTGCCATTTTAACTTTTTCTTTCTGCTGCTGAAGCTATAAAGCCACCTGTTATAATTACCATTAATGAGTGAATCCAAGCATCATCAATGCAATATGTTCCAAATAATGATGCAAAATATCCGAATGTGAAAAGACCTAAAGCAATAAAGCTGAATAGTCTTTTTGAACTTAATTGTCCGTTCTTGTCTTTAAAAAGTGTTTTCATTTATTAAAATATTAAATAGTTAAAACCAAAGCGACAATCAAAGATTTCTTTTTCCCAAAATCTAATGAAAGTGCCTTCAATAAAAATTCCAAAGTTTTTTGTTATTTTCCACCCTGCAACAAAACCCAAATCCAAATCAATTTCTGAATCTGTATATTGATGACTATATTTACTTAACCTTTTGTGAATTGGCATTGCATTTGCCCATGTTAAAATCCAGTAATTTTCTTTATAGTAATAATAAGACAATCCAATCACAAAAGATAATTCATTTTGCCCACCTAATGCATCCAAATAGTTTCTATTATATTGTGCTATTGCTGCACCAAAATAATGTTTATAAAATTCATCATTTGATGTTGCAATTAGTTGTGAACCATTATACCAATGCTGATTCCCCTGAACTGGATTTGTGTTATATCCAAATGACTGTGCTAATTGTTGAAAAGAACTTTCGCCATTTTCCCATATTTGTTCTATTGGATTTATATGGTATGCATTATGCCTTCTAATTACACCACCAAAACTTATGTCTAAAGCACCTTTATTTATTCTATATCTTAAATCAAAGGATTTAAAACTTAAATCCCTCATGTCATCTTTTTTCACTTGTGCTTTTGCAATTATTTTATCACTAACATATCTAAGCCAAAAATCTGAATTATTAAATTTTTGTGACCTGTGTCTTATAAAAGAATAATTGAATAAATATTCCCACCCATTGAATCTTGATAGTGTTGTTTTGTCTGCAATGCTTTTTTCATTTCCATAATAAAATGTTTCTAATTTCTGTTCAAAATCCATCCTTGCAACCTTCCTGATTCCAAATATAATATTATAATCAAATTCATTTAAAATTGTTGTTTCTGAATAACCTTTTGAAGTAGCCACAAAATCCTGCCTTTCAACCATACTGGTGTTCATATTTACTGAACTATAAAATGTGGCATATTCAAAAAAGCCTTGTGACCTGCAAGTTCCTAGTCCAAAAACTAAAAGCATTAATATTAAATAGATATGTGTTTCTTTTATTTTCATTAATAACCTATCATTTGATATTGTGTAAATATTCTTAATCCAAAATCATTATCAGTAAAATTTGCACTTGCTTGAATCTCTAATGCTTCACCTATAACACTACTTCCTTGTATTTTACCTGAAACACCAGTTAAATCAAAAATAAATGTTGCATTAGACCTCACCCTTTTATTGAATCTACTTATAGCAGATAAATAATTGCTTGAACTACCCCCATTATATCTTAAATATAAAGAATTACTGGAATTTTCCCCACTCCCTGAAGTATAACCAGTTGTTTCAACCCATACATTCAAAGGAAAAATATATCCATTTGCATTAGCAGGAACTAATGTTTGTTCTGTTGAACCAAGACTTTTATATTCTGCATTTGTTAAATCTACAATTGAAAGCAACAATCCACCTGCAATTCTTTGATTCATTAATGCATTGCTAAAAAAAATATATGACCCTGAAGGAAATGGTCCTAAACTTGTTGATGTTATATGCAAAGTTGTGTCTGTTGTTAATGGTGTCTGTGAAACTACAATTTTTTGCTTTGAATTATTAACCTTGCTAACAATAAACAATTCATCACCTTTTCTGATTGTGTTATATCCTATGGCTGTAATAGTCAGTGAAGTTGTTGTTCCACTGGCATCTGCTGTTAATGTAGTGATGCAAGTTCTATCCTGTTCATTTTTTAATCCACCTCTGACCACATTGACTTGTTGTTGTCTATATAAATCAGCTTGACTTCCAAAAATTGTTTTTTGGGTTTTTTTGTAAATTTTACCACCATAAAAATTGACTTGACTACTCATATTTAATTATCAACTTGAATTAATATATTTGGATTGTTTTCAAATGGTTCAAAATTAGGTTCAATATATGAATCATCTTGAATATTTGTTTCTGTATTAATATCCATTTGTTGCAAATGAAAATGCCATGTATTAGTCATTGCTGTGTAAGTTCCACCAATAGGAAAAAAACCTCTTACATTATCAGATGCATCATTGTTCAAACGCATATTTATTTTAAAAGTATTCCAAAATCCAATCATTTTTGCTTGTGTTTGTGGTTGGATTTTTATATCATATTTAAATGATGGAACGCATCTTTTTTTAATTATTTCCCTGCACAATAATCTATTTATATTTTTTTCTGTTGAATCATTTTCTGTTCTCCAATCACCATTGTTTACTTGAATTTGATTTGGAAAAGTTGTTGTGGGATTACTTGCTGAAGGTGCATGAATCCTGATTCCTCCAAAATATTGAGTGGGTGCAAGGTTCGTTTCGCTTGTTCCACCTGCTGCTGTTCCAATCCAATCAGGTGGGTCACCAATAAAGAAATCAGGCTTGATTTCCATTTGTGCAGAAGCATCAGTGTTAAAGTTAGAGAAAAGACCTTTTTCATAACCAAAATAATTTGAAATTGTTGAACCATCAAAAATTAGACTGGTTCTTAAATCTGTTATTTGAAAATTAAAATTACTCATTGTGATTGTTCCATTGTCAATCAAATCAAAAAAAGCACCACTGAACATTTTTGAATTTGAGAAATTTGAAACTGAATATTCAAATCTTTTCAAGTAATTAGTAACACCAACATGTGGTGTTGGTAGTTCTTCAGTCATAATTCCAAATGGAATTGTCAATGTGATTTCAGTATCATTTTCAAGTGGTGGATTATCTAGATTTATTGTTACAAAAGGTGTTGCAGGATTGTCAAAGTCAGTCACTGTAGATGACCAAGTTGCAATAGGTGAACCATTTGAACCAAATATTCCATCTAAATATCTTCTTATTTCTGAATCATTTAATGAACCACCATCAATCTGTGATTGAGCCCAATCAGAAGCAGATTTATTTGATATAATTGGAACAAATCTTAATGGAATTTTAAATGTAGTATCAATAAAACTATTTTCTCCTGATAACAAAGCATCAAGTGCTGCAAAAGACCAACTGAATTTGTAAGTAACTGTGACATTTCCAGTGATTGCAATGCAGTCTTGACCTGCTGTTATTGGAATAAACCATCCATCATTATTTCCAAATGTTCCTGCACCTTCATTACCAATATAAGGCATATCAGCAGGAAAAGTTGGTGAATTTAATTGTCCTGCAACAGTTGCACTTGCTGAATTACCAAAGAATGAAATTATGCCACCACCACCACCACCTAAGCAAGTGATGTTTGAATATTGGTCAGGATTTGTATTTGGCATATTAAGTGGATAACTGATAAGGTCATGATAATAATTATTGAAAACCCTTCCAAGTGGTGCAAGATAACTGATTTTATTTCCTTTTAATTTAGGTCTGTCAGTATCTAAATCCAATCCAATATCTTGGGTAACATCTAATGCAGATGATAAGGTTGAAGTGTTTGGAACAACATATTCATATTCAGTCAATGTTGTTCCATCTGCTTGATATGCTTGATTATTAAAAATCCTGCATGATGAAGTAACTGAACTTGTTGATTCATTATACATTACATACCTGCTAAAAATCCACCAACATCCACCCTGATTTTCATTGTATTTATAAGACTGAAAAAATTGAACACCATATAAGGTTGCAATTTGGTTTATTATATCATAATAAGTCATGAACTCACCATTGTCTTTTTTAAAAGCTGCTTCATTTATAAATGCTAATTTATAAGGATTGTAAGTATCTTTCCATGTTGAATCTGAAATACTACCCATATTTTCATGAAACCTGTTTGATGTGTTTCTTATGGATATAGTTGATGTTCCACCTGAACTTGGAAACATGGTTGAATAATAAATAGTCTGCTCAATAGCTTCTTGAAAATAATATAAAACACATAACCATGAAGCACCTGTTTTTGGTGTATAGATTTTTTGTTTCATTTTAGCCACACCATCTGTTGCCCTTATTCTTATTCTTGTTGGAAGTGGTTGGTCTGCAATTGTTACTGTGTCATCTATTACATCACCTGCCCATGAATTTATCCAAATACTATCAGAAGTATCATAGTGTTGTAAAATAACAAATAATTTTGATTCATTGTTTCCAAGTAAATCACCATATATATTACCAGTTGTTGGTGTTCCAACTGCAACTGGATTCTGTTCAATAAGAAAATCAAATTCTAAACTTGATGCCTTTATTGATTTATATTCAGGGTCATTTGTTCCTTCATACTTTAATTTGAAACCATCCATGCCACCTTTAAATTCAACAATGCTTCCAGTATAATCAACATGATAAATATTAATTCTATACCTTATCCCATTATTACTGTAAAATTCGCATTGATATTTAACTTGTGCCATCTATGAAAGTCTATTTGTTGTATTTGTTTCTCTTTGGTTACTAAGCATAATGGATGAACCATCAATATATCCATCTACTGTCATATTTGATGGACCACCACCACCACCGAATAAATTAGTTCCTGCAATAATAGAATCATTTGGTGATAATGAAAAAGCACCTTCAGGACCTACTATATATCTTCCTGATGATGGACCGAAAGCAATGTCACCAACAGGTGTAATCCCTGCCATTTGGTCCAGACCTGCACCTAAACTCATAGCACCAACAGGAAGTCCAAGTGCCTTCATAATAGTTCTAAGAACTAAAGTTTTTATTATCATTTTCAACACCTCTTGGGTCATGCTTTTCATAAAATCTCTGAAAGCATCTTTCATGCTTTGACCCTCAACAATTGCAGTTGATAATGCACTTGACATTCCTTCACCAAATTTCACTGCAAAATTCTCAAATTCTTGACCCATTATTTTGACCCCTTCAAGCCATGATGTTTTTATATCATCAACAAAGGTTTGAAATTTTCCTTTTTGTTCCCCTAAATCTAAACCTAAAACCACATCATTTCCTGTTCCTGTTGTTCCTGTTGTTCCTGTTGAACTATCATCTCCACCACCAATAGCAGTAAAACCACCATCCATTCCCATCATTGACATTAATTCATTGAAAATGCCTGACATCCCTGAAGTAATATTGTTTTTTATGTTGTCAACCCCTGCTTGTAAGTCATCAGGAGTTACTTCAATATCAATTTTTCCTTGTTTAGTTTCATCAAAAGCATTATTCCAAATATTATCAGCTTTTGTAATAAAATCTTCAATTGCTGACATTGATTTTTCAACAAATTCTTCTTCATCTTCCCAAAAATTTTCTGAATCCGAGCCCCCTGTATTTAAAATATCATGCCAGTCTGGCTTTTGCATCCACAGTGGGTCATTTTCTCTGATTTTATCATATTCATCACCTTGACCAAAAATATCATGAACAGCTTTATTCACTCCTAGAGGGTCACCCAAATCTATAGAAAAGGTGTTTGCTGCATCTGCAAATATTTCCTTAGATTTTTTGAAAATATCCTCTATCTTTTTGACTGCCCATTCAACTGTGTATACTATTAAGTTAAATACTGTCACAATAATTCCACCCATTGTTGCTAAGGTTGCCAAAATCCCATTCAACATTCCCCTAACAAATGCAGAATTATTATATAAATCAATCATATAATTTGCAACTTGTGCAATTGCTACTTTTACATCATCCCAATAATATGCAATAAGTCCAATTGCTGCCGCCATCAGTGCCAATTTTGGGTTGTTTAAAACAAATTTTGCCATTGCAGTAGTTACTGTTGCAAGATTTGAAATAAGAAATCCAATTCCAGTCAATATTGGTCCACCCACAGCAAAAGCAACTGCAAGTTGTGCAACAAATTGTTTTGTTTCAGGATTTAAATTTCTAAACTTTTTTATCAAATTGGTGATAAATTCTGAGAATTTTAATATGACAGGAACTAATGCTTGACCAAGTTCAATCATTGCATCTTTTAGTTGTTGCATTGCTTGTGCTAATTGAAAAGAAGCTGTGTTCTCTACAACTTTAAAGGCATCATTTAATGCACCTTGACTGTCAGTTAAACTTGCAAGAACTTGCTCATATGTTTCTGCTTGTGCACCTGCTGTTCCCAAAACAGTTGTCAATGCTCTAACATTACCAAACATTGATGCAATTGCTTGGTCATTATCTCCAAAAGTGTCCATCAAGTGTTTTAAGGTTAACATCAAACCCCTTTCACCTGCCATTTTTCTAATCTGTTCAATGCTCAGTCCATAAGACTTCAATGCTAGTTCTGCTTCTCCTGTTGGTTTAATAATTGCATTTAAAACACCTCTTAGACCTGTTGCTGCTTCTTCTGCACTGACCCCTAATTTTGTGAATGTTGCTATGGATGCACCAACTTCTTCAAATCCAATTCCAAGTTGTGCTGCTAGTGGTGTAACCCTACCCAATACAGGTGCAAGTGATTCAGCTTCTAGTTTACCTTCTCTGACTGTTTTTAATAAAATATCAGTTGCTTCAGCAGCAGTAAGATTACTTCCTGCATATGCGTTCATAACACCTGATAATGCACTTGCAACTGACTTAGTATCTCCAAGTCCTATTGCAGATGCTTTTGCCGACATTTCAAGTGCCTGAAGTGCTGCATCACCCCTCAAACCTGCTGATGTAATATCAAACAATGCTTGTGCTAGTTCGTTAGCACTTACACCAGTTTCTTTTGATAAGTTCCTTACTTCTTCAGAAAATCTTGAAACTTCTTTTCCTGATATTCCAACCAATGTCCTAATTTTAGTCATTGATTTATCAAAATCAAGTGCTGTTTTTGTTGCTACACCACCCAGTAATGCAAAAGGGATTGAGAAATTTCTTGTAATAGAAGAACCAATTGACTGCATAGAAGTTCCAAAAGCTCTCATGCTTTTAGTTGTCTTGGTTATTTGTGATTGAAATTGTTTAGTGTTTAGGGTAAGAAAAACACTTATATTTTTTGATAGTGCCATTTATTTTTTTGCCTTATGAATTATATAATCAATTTTACTTTTTTCACTTTTTTTGCTTTCAACTTTTTCCCAGTCAAATTTGACCAATTGTTGTGGTCTTATTTGTTGGTGTTTTTTCCTTTCACTATTGATTAAAGCAACAGTTTGAAATCTTACCCTTTCCCATTCAAATTGTTCTTTTTTTTCAAGTAACTCAAAAAATCCTTCACTTTTTAGACCGAATGTTTTTGGTGTTAAATCCCAAAATTCTTCTTCAGTCATTCCCATTTGTCCAATTCCTATTTTTAGGAAATCATCAAAGGTGGGGGGATTTACTTTTCCCCCTCTACCTTTTTTGACTTTTGACCTTTTTTGCTTACTCTTTGCGACATTGAATCACTAAAAATTTGCATTGCATCTGTCATTGCTTGTTGGTCATTATCTAACCAATCTGCAACATCATCAAATGTGATTTTAAATTCATTTTTTGATTTTCTTGCACCATGTTTCAATCCACAAAAAACCATGTTGATTGCTGTTGAAATTGGCATGTTTTCACCAATCTTGGTTAAATCATTCATTGTTAAATTACACAAATCACACCATTCTGACAGTGTTGCAAATCCATAGTGAACAGGTCGCATTTCACCACCTATTGCAATTTTTTTTAATTCTTTCATAATTTTATATTAATTTTTTTAAATATAATATATAAAAAAACCAAAAACAATAGTGACTTAATTGCTATTAGTTTGCTGCAATAGTCAATGCACCTGTGCCTTGTAATGAAATACTGTATGTTGCAGCATCTTCATTTGGTGCATTTAATGTGCATGATGTTATATATGCTTTTCCTGTATATTTATAATCAGCAGTTGTTGCTGATGCTTGGTTGAACTCTACATCAATTTGAGTTCTTGCACTTAGTGCTGCCATTAAATTATCAGGTGCATTTGTTTCATCTGTTGTGTAAAATGCTTCACAATCCATCGTGAATCCATGTGCAGCAGGTAAGTATGCTTTTGTATGTGATGAATCTTTGTTTGTAGTTTCAAAAGTATCCAAGCTGTAACTCACTGTGCATGATGTTGAAGCACCTAATAATGTTGGTGAACCACCCCCTGATGTATCTACTTTTAATATCAGGTCAGTTCCATTAAAAATTCCTGTTGTTGCCATTTCTAAATTCTGTTTTAATTAATTAATTATTATCTTCTTCTTCTTTTTTGATTTTTTGTTTTTTTGTTTTCACCAAATTATGTTCATCTTCTATCCATCCACCATTCAGAAGATTTATATATCCTGCTTTGTCAACAGGTCCATATTTATCACCTTCTTTTCTACCATCAATATCTCTGTCTTTTATAAATGTTACTGTATAAGTTTTCATATTAATTCAATTTATGTTTATTTAATAAATAATCTTTTATCCTATTATATTGACCACCACCAAAGGTTAGTTTTTTGTTAAAAATAACTGTTTCATAAAAATTCATTGATGCATTTGGGTCAGGGTCTGTTGTCACACTTGTTGCACCAATATTTTTGAATTTTATATTACCCATTCCTGTTCCACCACTAATTGCATTATATTCATTTTTGTTGTAATATGTTGCATTGTTTGGGTCAATAACTTCCCATTCTCCTGTTTCATCTGATGAACCACCCCAAGAAAAAGCAAAATAAGTTTTATTTGCTAAAGTTGGAAGTGAACTTCCACCATAAAAAAGAATTGTTGTTCCATTACAAAGTAAGTTTGCAAAATATGAACCACTGGATGCCCTAAAATATAAAATAGAAGCATTTGAACCTGATTCACCATTGTCAAGTGCAAACAAAGTCCAATCAGATAACGCAGTATTTTCTTGTAAAATAAAAAACATTGTGCAGCCTTGTGTAAATTCTACTTGATTTGATAAACCAATGTGGGATGGTGTTGCTGTTCCTTGATTTAAATTTAAATATCCTTCTGTAAAATAATCAGGCTTTGTTGCTGATTCATCAGTCAAATTCAAAGAAGTTGCACCACTTCCATCATACCATGTTCCAATATTATCCAAATCTGCTGATGGAATTGCATTTCCTGTGGTTCTTAATAGTCCTGCAATCCCTGCTGTATACCAACCATAAGAACCCATACTAGCAGGATTTATCATAAATCTCACATCAAATTCTAAATATTTTTCAAATACTCTAATTTGGTCATTAAAGATGTCAAAGCTATTATCATAAAAAACTTGTTGAATCCAATATCCTTCAACAATTGAACATCCTGCTGTTGGTGGTGTTCCTGATATTCCTGAAGGAACAGTTGAATAATCTGTTGCATCTTTATATCTTTCAAGTGTTGCAACTACTATATCTGATATATTTTGAACATCTGCATATGTGGTGGCATGAACACCAATTACAATCCTTGCTTCTGATTTTGGATGCCTTCTTGCTTTTATTTCAATTGGTTCAATATCTCTAATTTCATACATCAAAGAAGGATAATTTTCATTCTGTGGAATTATAGATGGAAATATCCTTGTTGAAACCAATGATGTCAAATCAGTTTCAGATGATAAAATTTTATATATAGCCTTTGATATACTCATCTAAAATTTTTTTCAATTACTAATTGTATTAATTTATCTTCTATCCTTTTCACTGCTAATTCTTTATTATTTTCAAAAGCAGGTGAAATAAAATCATTTGCCTTTGTTTGTCCACCACCCCTTGTTTTATGTCCTTCCACAACCCAGTTTACATAATAACCATCATACTTTGCCCTTCTTCCTGCTCTTGCACCTACTGCAACCAAAGCATTTTTCCTACTTGCAATTCTTGAAATAGACTTTTTCAAATTACCTGTTTTAACTGGTGTATTAAGTTTCATTTGTTTCCAAATTGGAAAAGCACCAAAGGTCAAAACCCTTCTTAATAATCTATTTTTTTTTGCATCATTATCACACAATTTCAACCTTCTTATGACATCTTCCATTCCTACAATTTTTGCGTGTCCTATTATTTTTGCCATTTTTACTTTTTTCTAAACCCTTTTTTTATAACCTATCAAAATACCTTAATAATATTTCATCTCTAGATTTTTTGTCTTTAATATGCCTTATCTTATCTAATTTTTTTATTAAATTTTGTAGTATCCTTTTTCCTTTCATTTTTTTAATTATTAGTTAATACTTAAATATATAAAAAATATTTAACAGACAAAAAACACTAATTTTCTTCTTGAGGGAAATTTCATCTAATTAACTTTCTAGCTTACCCTAATGTAATTACATCAAAGTAGGGTTAAAATGCCTTAAATCGTTTGTTTTTAATACTTGTTTTTATTTTTAATATTCCAAATAATTTAAGATATTTTTTAAAATTTAAGCCAATCTTCCATCATCTTTGAATGAACAATTAATCAAAATTCCCATTCCCCTTCCATTATATTCCACACTATCAATTTCATAATATTTACTTAAATATTGAACTTGATATTTTTGTTCAGGTGAAATAGTTGATGAATCCAAATTCAAATCATCATCCCATCTTACCAAAAAAGAAACTTTGTTTGTGGAAACAATAGTTTCATTTTCAACTTTTTCTTTTCCCTTATAAGGCATCACCATTGACCAAACACTTTTCAAACTACTTCTGCTTTTAGAATAACCCCCATAAGAATCCTGTGTTCTTGTTAATTGGTAGATGGTAATATAAGTATCTAATTTTCCTGCTTTTAGTAATTCTTTTTCCATCTAATATTCAAAAATTCTATATGGTTCTAATAAATATTCTGATGTTGTTGGCATCCTTTTAACCATATCTTCCCTCTTTTCATACAAGTTGCCTATTATAAGTAAAACTGCCTGTTTAATTGGTTCAGGCACATCACTTGCAGCAGAACCATATCCACTAACAAATGTAACTGTTATTGCATCACCTCTTGAATATATTGATGGATAATCTGCACCATCTACACTTTCAATGAATCCTTTTTGATTTTCAGGATTTATAAGATTATAATTTGATGATGACCAAGTTTGTGATGAATTATCACTATCAAAGTAAGTAATTGAACTTACTGAACTTACAGGTGCTTTTGGTAAAAATATTTGTGCTAATCCTGTATATGGGGAAAAATATCCACCAAATGGGTAAGTGTAAGATTTTAATAAATTTGAAGTTGTGCCTAGTGTTGAATTAGAAACAAACACATCAGACCAATCTTCCATAGTCATGGTGTATGTAGTGTTTATGAAATTTCCTGCACAATACTTTTCTGCATACAAAGTTGCAACCTTAATCAAAGTTCCAATATATGTATCTTCTGCCGAATTTGTAACCCTCAAATGTGTTTTTACTTCTGCTGTTGTTAAAATATCTGTTGATGCAGCAGAACTTACTGTTAATCTAGCCATTAAATGAATTGTTTAAAAATAGAGGGGGTAAGAGGTTTAAAACCTCTTTCCCCATTTTGTATCTGTTTAACCCCCTTCTATTTCAAATTAATATAGATATTATGCTTCAGATAATTGAACAAATGCAGTATCATTTTGAACCGCATTTCCATCAACTAATGAAGTAACAACCATTCTTGCTTCTCCAGTTCCTGCATTTGTGTATGGGTCAAATAAAATATCTAATCCACCAAACTGTGCAATGTGACATTTTGAGAAATCACCAAATAAAACATGAGCTTTATCAGCAGTGCCATCAGAAGCAACATTGCCTGAAACAAATGAGAAATAAGAGTTAACAGATTTATCTGTGTTGTCATATAAAGCAGAAACACCAGTGACTTGAACCGCAGTTTTTGCAGCAGCATAAGCATCAGAATCCATTAAATATGCCATTCTAGCACCTTGTAATTGAACACCATTTGCAATCAATGTTTGTTCCATACTAACCGCAGCAGCCGCAGTAAAATCAGTAGTTGGACCAGTTGCAGCATCTCTGAAGATTGATTCAGGTCCATTTGAAACATCACCATCAGACTGTAATAATGCACTTTCTAAAGTAGATGCAATATTAGCAGCCATGTTTCTTCTTAATGCTGATTCTAGACCTGAGTTCTGAACCATTGCTTCAGCAGATACATTTACAATTGAAATCATTTTTTTTGGTGATAATGTAATTGAACTTGCAGTTCCATTTGCAGCAGGTGCAGAGCCACCAGTTTCTGCAACAAAGCCTGAATTAATTGAACTAAACACAGGGAATTTCATATTGTTAACACCTCCATAAAAATTAGCACCTGCACTTGCAAGAACTAAATTATTTTCTAGTTGGTCAGTCCATGACATAACTTCAGTTGCATTTCCTGCCGAAGTTCCAACCGCAGCCCTAGTTGTTAAAACTGATGAAGGAATTGCAATTCCTTTAAAAGATTGACCAGTGTATCTAGCTTCATTTCTAGCTTCTTGGTCCATTTCTTTCACAATACCTTCTATTTTTCCTGAGTATGCTTGTTTCATAGCATCTTGAAAAGAATAATCTCTTAATTCTTTAGATGTTTCAGTTGGTGTTGTGCTTGATGATTTAGAAGCAATAGTTGCATTTAGCTTTTCCATTTTTTCAAATCTTTCAATTTTTTTATCTAGTGTTTTGATTTCAGAATCAAAGCCATCAAATTGGTTTGATTCATCTTCTGTCAAATCTCGCTTTTCATCTTTTGCAAGATTTATCAGAGAATCCATATTTTCTATAAGGATTGCTCTTTCTTCTTTTAATTTTAAACTTTCCATTTATTTATTATTTTTTAATATTTGTAACTTTAATTCCATAAGATTTCTTTTATGCAAATCTTGATTTTCTTTGGTTTTTTGTTTTTCATTATATGTGTCTAAGTTTCTTTTTGCAACTGTTGAAACATTTGTTCCTTTATATGCAGGGATTGTGACTGGTGAAACATCTATCAACCTTGAAACTTTTTCAATAGTTCTTATTGGTTGACCATCTTTTCTTTCCCATGAATCTTCTTCAACTATAAATCCAAAAGATGATTCATATATATTTCCTGATTTTAAATTAATCAATAAATCATTTCCATATGATAAACCTTCAGGAACATCAAATGAATATCTTAATCCTTTTGAATCAACAGTTAATTGCAATGAACCATTGTCTGTTCTTGCAAGTGGGTAATTCATGTCATGGTTTATTAAAGCAACCACATTATCATTCATAACGCTTTCAAATGCTCTTTCTGAAACTTGTTCTCTAAAACCACCTAAATCTTCAGAAAGTGAATTAAACACACTAGCATAACCCACAACCCTTCTTGGATTTTCTTCATCAATTCGCATTTCTGTTTTATTGAAAAACCTTCTTTCAAATCCTTCTTGCTTTGTTAGGTTTCTATAAATATCATCATCTTCATCTTTTTTAACTTCTTCAACTTCTTCAACTTCTTCAACTTCTTCTTCCATCATTTCATGCTCATCTTTTAAATAATGAATAATATAATGCTTTTCTGTTTCTTCTATATAATCAATATGCCTTTTTACAACTGACTTTTTTCTGTCATCTTCAAACATGTTTATCAATTTTCCTGCTGCTTCAAAAATATCATCATGCTTAAATTGTGCTGCTCGTTGTCTTATAGCTACTAAAGCCTTTCTATAAACCTTTCCATCTTTTCCAAATGGGAAGGCATAATGTTCTTTTGTTTCTGCATCTACATCATCTTTAACTCCCAAAAACCATTGTCCATAGGCAGACCAGTTGTCATCACCTAAAATTTTATTACCATCATCAGCAGAAAAATCCCAGTCACTATCAATATTAACTTTTCCTGCTTCAATTAATGATTGTGCTTTTTTAAATCCTTTACTATTCAGTTTCATTTTTTTTTGTATTATCTATTGAACCTAAGTTAAGTGGAACAAAGTGTCCATCTAAACCTTCTAATCTATTTAAATCTTCAAATTCTCTTATTTCATTTGCTGACAGAACACCAATTTCAAATAATCTTCTGTAATAATCACCCCTTGAATCAACATCTGCCCTTAACAATTCTGATACTCTAAATTTCGTCCAGTGGTTTTTTTCTTCGTTTGCAGTAAATACTTTTCTGTTAAACTCTTGTTCTATGTTAACCAAATAAGGCATTAAAGTGTAAGTCACAAACTCAATTGATTGTTGTTCAATGTTGTTATTTGTGGACCTTTCCAAATCAAAAAGCATATGTGGTTGAACTCTGAAAATCCTTGCTATTTCTGCAATTGTGAACTGTCTGTTCTTAACAAACTCAGCATCCACCAGTGGAACTGAAATTGGTTTGTAAGAAACTCCCCCTTCAAGAACTGCTGTTTTATGTGTATTATTCAAACCCCCATATCTATTACCCCAAGATTTTCTTAATCTCTCTGCTGATTCTTCAGTCAATTTACCATCTGTTTGTAATACACCTTGCAGGATTGCACCATTTTCAAAAAACTTTGAACCAAATCTTTGTGTTGCAAGTCCTACACCAATTGCTTCCCTACAAGCAGTTATCGGTGATTTACCAATCAAACCATCATAAGACAGTCCAACAAAATGCAGAATTTCTTTGCTTTGATATGTCCTTTCACCTGTTTCATAATAAACTTTATTATCTTCACCTAAAGAAGCTGAAACCAATGTGGGGTCAATTATATCAAAACTTATAGGCTTTGCACCCCCATTTCTGTTGATTATTGCATAAGCATTTCCATATAATAAAAGATGAACCATCATGGTGTTCCTGAATTGGTAACTTGTGTATCTTTCAGATGGATTTGAATGAAGCAATTGTTGCAAGGGTAAATCATAGGCAATTGCCTTTGAACCATCTTTTTTTCTTTCATACACATTCAAAGGTAATGAAGCAACTGTTGAAGCAATTAGATTGACTGCTGCCCACACAGCAGTAAGTTGCATTGAACCTTTTTCTGAAACAGGAACACCAGATGATGAAATCCCTAAAGAACCCATAAAATCTGTATTATAGCTTCTTTTTTCCTTTTTAGGAAATATAAAATCTAGTAACCCCATATTATTTGCAGTATAATGTGCATATTAATAAATATAATTCAATCCCACAATAAACTTTTTAAAAAGTATTAAAATTAATTGCAGTTATTATTCCTTTACTGGTTTTAGGAATATTTTTTTCTATTAAACTTTCATAAGTCAAACCCTTGTGTGTTTCATCAATCAAACCCCTTCTGACTTTACTTTCAAAACTTACTGCATCTTTTTTATTTAAAAATCCTTTATGGGTGCTAATTAAACACCCATTTTGACTGTTAATTTTTGTGTAATTTACAATATATATTTTCATCTCTTTTAGTTTTTTGTTAATATTATTTATTAGTTTCATTTAAAAATTTAATAATTTCTTTTTTTGTTTTTTTAACTACACACAATTCGTTATTTATATGTAATTCAAACAAACCAAATTCATTTTTTTTAATTTCTGTTTTCATCTCTTTTAGTTTTTTGTTAATATTATTTATAGTTTACTTATGCTACTTATTCTTTTATTTATTTGTTCGCTTAGAAATTCGTGAACTTTATTTACACTATTAAAAGGTAGACACATTATAATAGGTTGGCTATCCTTGTTTACCCAAACTTGCCATTTAATTAGATTTTCCATTTCTCTTTTAGTTTTAAGTTTAGGGGGAATCTCACCCCCTTGTTATTTATTTTGTTAATAATTCACCCCACCAATTATTTAATACAAAAACTTCATATTCATATGATGTATTCCACCCATCACCTCCTTGTTCTTTTTGTTTAACAATCATTCCTTGCGATAACAAAAACGCAATGTGTTTTTCTGCAACTTCAAATGTCATTTCATATCCAAAACTTTTTTTATGTTTTTTATTGCAATAATTTTTTAATCTACCAATTGTCATTGGTTCTTGATTTAATAGATTAAGAATAAATTTTATTTCTTTTACTTCTTTAATTTGTTCGTTGTTTAATTTTTTCATAATTATATTTGATTTTTTGTTATACACAAATATACTACTTTTTATCTTACAAACAAACTTTCAGGCAAAAAACTTTCATTTTTTTTCCCCTACCTCTGTTAAATTTTTTGATTTTTTTTTCTTGACTTCATTGTTTTGAAGGATTGATAGGAATTATATTTGAATTTTCCATGTTCTTCATAGTGTTTTTCTTCTACTATTTCCCATGCTTTCCTACCTTTTTTGGGTGAATTATGTTTTTGAAATTCTTTTAAATATTCATTAAATTTCATATAAATAAAATATCTTTATCTTGATAAACACTTCCTGAATCTTCTTCTTCTTGATTCATATATTGTGCAAGTGCCATGACCAGTGCAACCATGCCATCAATCTTTGATTTTGATTTTGCTTTACTGAATTTTATATTTCCTGCTGCATCTGCTTGGATTTGAACATTAGATGCGTTCCAATTTAACACAGGATGGTTTCCATGATTTATCTGTTTCCCATAAACCAATTTTTCTAACTCCTTGCAAGGTGCTGACATACTTGCAAACCCTTGTCCTATAGGATTCATTTTCACACCTTCTTCTGTTAGATTAATAACAAGTTGACTACTGTTCCACCTGTCAAATCCAATACCAACCACATTGAACATTTCACATATTTCATAAATTTTTTCTTGAATAAAATTATAATCAACCACATTTCCTTCTGTCATATACATAAAACCCTTGTTCACCCATGCTAAATAATCAACACCATCTGAATCTTTTTTTTCATAAACCTTAGATTCAGGAACAAAGAAAAATGGAAGCACCTCAAATGTTCCATCATCATTTGGAAACACTAAAGTCAATGCAGTTAAATCCCTAGTAGATGCTAAATCTAAACCACCAAAACAATCCCTTCCTTTGAAATCTTCTACATTTATTTCCCCCAAATTGCAATCATTCCACACTTCATCATTTATCCATTTACTTTCATTAGTGGTCCAAATATTTAAATGTAATCTTTTGAAGGTATTTTCATATGAAGCAATTTGATTTGCTTTGTTAAATTGTTGTGCAAAATATTCATCTTTTATGATTGACCCATAAGCTGGGTTTGCTTTTTTCCATGTTGATTTCTTGGTCCAATCATCATCTTTTCCTGCTGCAAATATAACAGGTAAAAAGGATTCATCTTTTATTGCACCTGATAAAACTTGCTGTGCATAGGTGTGGACCTCATAGCAAATTGATTCTTTGTCATATCCTGCTGTGGTGATGCAGATGGTTAGTGGTTGCCTTCTTGCACCAGTTGATGTTGTTAATACATCAAAAAGTTCCCTTGTTTTTTGTGCATGAAGTTCATCAAAAATTATTGCACTGCAATTGAATCCATGTTTAGTGTTTGCATCTGCACTGATTGCTTTGTAATATGAGTTCTTATGTTCTAAAGTAACTGAGTTTCTAAACACCTTTCCCCTTTTACTTAGTTCTTTATTTCCTAAAACCATTGCTTTTGCTATCTCAAAAACAATCCCTGCTTGTGACCTGTCTGCTGCTGCACTGATTACTTCTGCACCAAGTTCACCATCTGCATATAACATATATAATGCAATTGCTGCACACAAACTTGACTTACCATTTTTTCTTGGAATCTCTATATATGCAGTCCTGTATTTTCTTGTGCCATCTTCCCTTTTCCATCCAAAAAGTGGTTCAATGATTTTTTCCTTTTGCCATTTCTCTAGTAAAAATGGTTTACCTGCTAGTTCACCTTTACAGTGTTGGATGTGTTTTTCTATAAATGCAACTGCTCTATGTGCAGAAGTTTTGTCAAAATAATATTTCATTCAAAAAAATTATATTCATCTTTTGTTTCTAAAGGTCTTTCAGATGATATTTTTGTTCTTGCTGAAGGTGTCAATCCAAATTGTGTTGCTAATTTTATAGCATCTGATAATGCCTGTTTGCTTACAGTTACCAGTGGAACAATTTGACTATGTTTGATTCTACCATCTTCATCCCTATATATTTGAATCCTTCCTGATTCTTGTAATATCTGTTCTGTTTCTATGTGTAAAGCTATTGCATTACAATATGCTTCAATCAATGCAAGGTCCACTGAATGCAACATTCTCAAATTGAACAGTTCATTGGTAATTAAAACCCATTGTTGTTTGGCTGTTTTTGATAGCCATTTAGGTGGCTTTGGTGGTGCTGAAACTTCAGTCACTTGCATTTCATTTTCAATCTCTCTTGACTTCGCAAGTGTTCCCCTGATTTCTTTTATCTTAGTTGGTATTTTTTTTCTACCTGCCATATATATTGATATTGATATAACTATAACCCCCCCCTGTTTTATTTTGCATAACTAAAAAGAAAAC